CCAGCTGAAATTCCAGTCCGTCGACGACAACGTCACCGCGGTACCCGCCTACGCCGCCTACACCGCATTCCCGGGAACAGGCTGCGATCTCGCGCTCGCGTCGGGCTCCGTCAAGGCCACGGACTGGGCGGCCGTAGTAGACCTCACGTCGGTGACAGACGGCGGACGCCCCATCGCGCTTGTCGCCGGAACCCGCGAGGTCGGCGGAGTCGGGGAGAACGGTCCCTGCGACATGGACATTGCTGGCGTCCTGACCGCCGGGAACATGGCGTGGGGGCAGGTCAGCATCACGCCGAGCGCCGCGAACACGCCCACCTCGATAAACGTCACTGGCCTGAGCCTGCAGGGAACCACGTTCCTCGGCTACGCGGTGGCCACCACGGCTGCGCCCGGATCGCAGGTCACCGGCGCGAGCGCCTCATCCGTGACCTCCTCGGGCCTCACGGTGTGGGTGACCCGCACCAACACCAGCCAGACCTTCGTGAACTGGCTGGTGATCGGCATATGAGCGACGTGACGTTCCAGCCCGCGCTCTGGTACTCGGTCACCGCCCGGGACGACAACCCGGAGTGCGAAAACCTCGGCCAGGAATTCGAGGTCAACCCCTGCTACTCCAACGGCGGCCTGGTGGTCGTCGAGTGCGGACTGTGCAAAGCGTCGATGACGCTCGTCTCCGCGAGCCTGCTCACGCCGCAGCCGCAGGAGTCATGACCGTCGCAGCCTGAACGATTCACCATCCCCGACGCCCCCACTCCCGGGGCGTTTTTTCATGCCCGGGAGGGCCCTTGAGCACGCACGTCTATGAGCCGTCGGATCCGCGGCTCGGCCGGCACGTCCAGCACGACCCGCGGTCCCTCCGTTACGCCCACGGCGTCCTACCCAAGTCGGCAATCAAGAGCGTCGACTGGACGCGCCGCGCCCCGATTTTCGACCAGGGCGACCTTGGGTCGTGCACGGGCAATGCCGCGACCGGTTTGCTCGGTACCGACTCCGCGGCCCGCACGGGCCTCACCTCGGCAACCGTCAACAACAGCATCGTCCTCGTCGACGAGAACCTCGCGGTGAAGGTGTACGAGCTGGCCACACAGCTGGACAGCGTCAAGGGCACTTACCCGCCCGACGACACCGGCTCGAGCGGCATTGGCGCCGCGAAGGCGCTGCAGAAGCTGGGTCTCGCGGCTTCGTACACTCACGCCTTCAGTCTCGATGCCCTGAAGAGCGCCCTGCAGAGGGGCCCCGTGATGGTCGGCACCGTCTGGCTGGAGTCGATGTTCGACGTCGACTCGAAGAGCGGATACGTGAGCGTCGACCGTGAGAGCAGCGTCGCTGGCGGCCACGAGTACGTGATCTCCGCCTACAACGCCACCACCGGCGTGTTCCGCATGGACAACTCGTGGGGCGATAGCTGGGGCGGCCTCGGGTCGGCCTGGCTGGCGCAGACGGACATGCAGTGGCTGCTGTCGCAGCAGGGCGACGTCACCGTCCCGGTCTGGGCCACCGTGCCTTCCCCTCCTCCTTCGCCCACTCCTTCTCCGACTCCTGGACTTGATCCGCGTCTGGTTGCGGCGTGGCAGTCGATGAGCGAGTGGGCGCGCGACAACCACCTGACGGGAGCCTGACCATGGTCGACCTCTGGATGCCCGGCGCGGCCCGGCATTCCCTCGGCAACACCGGTATCATGAACGGCGGCCCCGCGCGGGCCGTCTGGCACATCACGTCCAACGAGCACGACTGGACGTTCGCCGCCGAACTGGGCTGGTTCACCGGCGGCGGCGCCAGCGTCGCCCCCCACCTGCTGTGGGATCCGTTCACCGGGGAGATCGCACAGTTCTTCCCCGCGGACTCCCGCTCCCTGTCCCTGCAGAACGCGGGCAGCGTCCGGACCAACCGCACCGGCATGTACTGCATTCAGATCGAGACGGTGTTCACGCAGGGCGAGACAGTCAACGGCAAGCGATACGAGTCGGTCCGGGACACCCCGTGCAAGGGACTCGACAAGATCGTGGCGTGGCTGCGCAGCCTCGGCATCCAGGACGTGTGGCCGGGCGGGGCACCCACCGGGTTCGTCCGCGACACCGTGTCCCTGGACAGCTGGCAGAAACTCGGCGGGCACTACGGCCACAACCAGATCCCCGGCAACAGCCACCTCGACCCTGGCCTGATGCCGGACCTGTTCGCGAAGCCGCCCACCCCGCCCGCGCCGGCCAAGCCGCCCACCCCGGCGAAGCCGAAGGTCTCCCTCGCGCACATCGTCTACGCCGCGCGCCATGACCCGGCCGCCGCGCAGGGCCACACCAGTCACAAGGACGAAGTCCTGATCGTCGAAAAGGCGCTGAAGGCCGAAGGCCTGCTCACCTCGCAGTACGTCGACGGTTCGTTCGGCTCGAAGACCGTCGACGCCTACAAGGCCTGGCAGAAGCACCTCGGCTACAGCGGAACCGGCGCCGACGGCATCCCCGGCAAGACGTCCCTCACGAAGCTCGGCAGCAAGCATGGATTCCAGGTGGTCGCATGACCGCGGTCGACTACGACTGGGAGTTCCTGGAGGACGGTGTCCGCATCGAGCCGATCTCTATCGGCATGAAGGCGGAGGACGGGCGCGAGTACTACGCCGTCAACGGGCTCCTCGCCGCGCGAGGCTGGAAGGGCTGGCGGTTCCGGCGCCGGGTGCGCAAGCACAAGTGGCTGATGGAGAACGTGATCCCGCACCTGCCGCAACCACACGGGGACTGGCGCAACCACATGCCGCAGTCCTGGCTGTTCAACTACCTCGACCCGGCCGTGAAACCCATCGAGCGGATCGCCGACGAGGTCATGGACTTCATCCGCGCCACTGGGCCTGACGTGCAGCTCTGGGCCGACTACGGCGCCTACGACCATGTCTGCCTCGCACAGCTCTGGGGCCGAATGATCGACCTGCCCGAGGGTGTTCCGATGTTCACCAACGACATCCAGCAGGAGGCTCGACGCCAGGGCCTCGGCTGGGACGACCTGCCGAAGCAGGACGGCGGAGTGCACAACGCGCTCGCCGATGCCCGCCACAACCAGACCGTCCGACGTCTCCTCGTCGGGCGCGCGGCAGGGGAGGCGGCGTGATCCTCAACCTCACTCCGCACCCGATCCGCCTCTACATGAACGCGCGCGAGGACGGATCTGACGACCTCGAACCGCACCTGCGCGAGGCCATCGAACCCGAGGCCAAGCCCGCCCGGTTGGCCATGGTCGAACTCGGCACCCAGCCGGACGGCATCGAACTTGTCGTGTACAGCCATGCCCACGACCTCCCGCCCAAACGCGACGGCGTGCAGCTCATTGTGTCCCTGCCCGTCGCCCTGTCGCTCCTGACGCGCGGACGCGACGACCTCCTCGTCCCGTACCGCGAGGTACGGAACGCCACTGGCACCGTCATCGGCTGCAGACAACTCGCGCAGCCCGTCTAAGAATCGAGACACTGATGCACCCCACCGACGCACAGCTGTGGGCTGCGGCCCTCGGCTACCTGCTGCCGCTCGCCATCGCGATCGTGGCGCAGCCCCGCTGGACCGGCGCCGTCAAGGGCCTCCTCATGCTCGTCGTCGCCGTCCTCGACGGCGTGGGAACCGCCTACTTCAACGGCGAGTTCGTCAGCAAGAGCATCGTCACCTGCATACTCGTCGCCGCCGTCGCCATCGGCGCCGCCTATCACCTGCTGTGGAAGCCCTCCGGGATCGCACCCGGCATCGAGCGGGCCACCTCCACCGGCGGCGTCCCCGCCCAGCAGCCCCGGAGCGTGTAAATGCGGTGCCGTGCGGCCCGGCGGCTGATGCGAATGCTGGGCCGCCGCGGCGCCATCCTCCTCAGCTACGGCACGGTGTGGGCCCTCTACGGGTACGGACAGCTCGTCTCCCCGCAGCCCGACCAGCGCGGTCTCACCCTGGCAACGCAAGTGCTGCCGCTGCACGTCTGGGGCTGGCTGTGGATCGCCACCGGCATCCTGGCCCTCGGCGCAGCGTTCGTGCCGCAGGGCGTGGACTGGTTCGGCTTCGTCGCCCTCGTCCTCATCGTCCTGCCGTGGATGCTGTCCTATCTGGTGTCGTGGCTCCTGGGTGACTTCCCGAGAGGCTGGGTGGCCGCCGCGGTCTGGGCTGTGATCGCTATACCGGTGATCGTCGCTGCCGGGTGGCGAGAGGCGCCCCGGCCCAAGAGAGTTGAGGGCTGATGGGCGCGGACACCTGGGTGCAGGCGGGTATGGCTGTCGTCGCGGCAGCGGGCGGCGTCGTGTCGGCACGCTCGGCACGCCGGACGAAGCGGCAGGAGAAGCGCGACGACTTCACCGAGATCAAGAAGGCGCTCAACGAACGCATCGACGACCTGAAGGACGATCTGACGGGCCAGCAGGAACAGATCACCGGCCAGGGCGCGGCGATCTCCTGGCTCGTGGTCGACCGGCGCGGCCTCGTCTCCTACATCCGCACCGCCGGCCTCGAACCGCCAGCACCTCGCCCCATCCCGGACCGGGCCAAGCCGTACCTTGACTCCATCGACGTGTGAGCGCATGAGACGCCCCCGCTGCTCCCCCTTGCCGGGGTGACAGCGGGGGCGCTTCGCCGTGTCCGGTGGGGCAGTTGCGGTAACGGGTAGACACGTTACTGGTTGATGCGGGTATGGTGGTAACACAACTTCATGCACCTCCCGGTGCGCAGGCTGCGGTTCCTTCCTTTGGCGAAACAGACCCGCAGCCGTCTTGATCTCGGGAGGCACAGCATCGGGGGTGCCCGGTGCGCAGGTACGGGTTACTTCCACTGCTAATGGGGTGGTTGCGGGTTCGAGTCCCGCCGGAGGCTTAGCGGCTTCTGTAGCTCAATCGGCAGAGCGCCTTGTCACCCGCACCGACCTTGATCTCGGGCACCCCACTGCTGCACCTCCCCTCCACGCGAGGGGCTTTTTCATGTCCAGGTTCAACCAGCGCGGCACCCGTCCCGCCGTCCATTCGCCAGTGACCACTACCGGGGAGCGGACCGTCACCCACGAAGGCGCCACTGGGCATCTCCGGGACGCACGCTCCGAACTCTTCCTGCTGGCAGTGTCCAACTTCGTTGGCCAGGACGCCTTCTACGAGAAGGGCGGGGACCGCGACGACCGGTACACGCAGCTCGTCCGCAAGCTGGCCGTCGAGGACCCGGAGTGGACGGTCGGCCTGCTCGGCTGGCTGCGAGGCGAAGGCAACATGCGAATCGCGGCCCTGGTCGGCGCCGCAGAGTTCGTATGGGCGCGACTCGATGCGACACGCAACGCCGCCGCCCCCACCGACGGAACGTTCGACGCGGGCTTCAACCGCCGCGTCATCGACGCCGTCCTCCAGCGTCCCGACGAGCCTGGCGAGTTGCTCGGCTACTGGACCTCCCGCTACGGCCGCCGCCTGCCGAAGCCGGTGAAGCGCGGCATCGCCGACGCAGTCCAGCACCTCTACACCGAGCGAAGCCTGCTCAAGTACGACACCGCGTCCAAGGGCTACCGCTTCGGCGACATCCTCAACCTCGTCCACGCCGCACCCGACCCGGGCAAGCCATGGCAGGGCGAGCTGTTCCAGTACGCGCTCGACCGACGCCACAACCCCGACAGCGCCATCCCGCCGACGTCGAACCGGACGCTGACCGCGCACCGTGAGCTGATGGCCATACCGGTCGCTGAGCGGCGCGCGGTCGTAACGGCCCCCGACAGTGCCAAGCGGCTCGCGGCTGCAGGCATTACCTGGGAGGCGCTGGCCGGCTGGCTCCAGGGACCGATGGACAAGGCGGCCTGGGAGGCGATCATCCCGTCCATGGGCCTGATGGCTCTCGCCAGGAACCTCCGGAACTTCGACGAGGTCGGCGTATCCAATACGGTGGCCGCCCAGATCTGCGCCCGCTTCACCGACCCGGCCGCAGTGAACGCCTCCCGCATGTTCCCGTTCCGCTGGTGGGCCGCCTATAAGCACGCCCCGTCCCTGCGGTGGGCTCACGCGCTCGAGCAGGCCCTCGGCCACTCCCTCGCCAACGTGCCCCGCCTGTCCGGTCGGACGCTGATCCTCGTCGACCGTTCCCCGTCGATGTTCCCCGGCCTACGCTTCTCCACGCCGAACAGCTCGGACATCACGCTTGCCGAACAGGCCGCGGTCTTCGGCTCCGCACTCGCGATGCGCGCCGAGGCGCCGACGCTCGTTGAGTTCGGCGGCAGCTCCAAGCGGCTAGACGTCCCCAAGGGTGGCAGCGTCCTCAAACTCATCGAGCAGTACGGCCAGAACGACGGCACCGACATCCCGACCGCCGTCAAGAAGCACTACGACCGGCACGACCGCGTCATCGTCGTCACCGACGAACAGACCCGGCCCGGCTGGCTCCCGTCCAACATGGAACGCTTCGGCGGGATGCGGGAGACGCAGATCGACAACCTCGTACCGAAGCACGTGCCGGTCTACATGTGGAACCTGGCCGGCTACAAGCCTGGTGCCATGCCCTCCGGGGCCGCAGGCCGACACACGCTCGGCGGTCTGACGGATACCGCCTTCCGCCTGGTGCCGCTCCTTGAAGCCGGGCGCGACGCGACCTGGCCTTGGGTCTCGAAGGCCACCTGACCTGCCACTAACGCCCCCATCCTCTGCCGACCGGCAGGGGGTGGGGGCGAATCGTAGTGTCCGGGCGGTGGTGCCCGCCAACTGGCCACCGGAATAACGCAGTACGGCTACGCTTCCGCCACGATCACGCTCTCGGGGGAACTCATGCCGCCACGCCGCACCAGACGCGGTCTGTCCTGTCAGTCCGTCATCATCCGCGGCATCTGGGCGGTACTCGTGCCCCTTGCGGTTCTCCTCCAACTGGTCAAACATGTCCCAAGCCTGGGGGTTCCGCTACTCCTGGCCGCATCCGTCGCCGGTGGGATCTACGTTGTGCGCCGCGCCCGCAAGGCCGAACAGCGCCGCCTTGAGAATGCCCGTCAGGCACAGGTCCGCGAGGTGCAGTCACGCGAGATTGCCCGCTACCACGTCCTCGGCCCCAAAGAGTTTGAGCACGCCATCGCCTACCTGTGCCAGCGAGACGGCTGCACCAACGTCGAGGTGAGCGGCGGCGCCGGAGACCTCGGAGCTGACGTCGTCGCCACGGCCCCGGACGGCCGCCGGATCGTGATCCAGTGCAAGCGCTACGGGCCTACCCACAAAGTGGGCTCCCCGGAGATGCAGCGGTTCGGAGGCACCTGCTACGCCGTGCATCACGCCCAGATCCCCGTCGTGGTTACCACGAGTGCCTTCACTCGGCAGGCTGCCGGCTACGCCGCCACGCAGCGCATCCGCCTCTACGATGAGCAGGCCCTCGCAGGCTGGGCGTCACAGACTGGGCCGACACCCTGGCAGCAGGTCAGCCAGTCAGCTGCGTAGCTGCTACAGCGCCCCGCTCATCGCCACGGCAGCGAGGAGTGGGGCGCTTCGCCGTGTCAGAACGGGGCGTCGCCGTTGCCCTCAATGCGGATCCGGAACTGACCCGTGGGGGAGCTGACCCAATCCGAGGTGTCTGGCCGGACGAAGGCGCCCTCGCGGCCATGGACCCACAGCTGGCCCTCGGTCAGGTTGAGGAGCTCCGGCGTGCGGGCCTCGGTCGGAAAGATCAGAGTTCCGGCCCACGACCCAGCCTCCTCCTTCGTCAGGTCGGCTGCTGCCGCGGGCTTCGAGTCTGCGAGTTGAAGGATGACGGTCCCTCGGTAAGCGCTCATGTTCGGAGGCTAACTACGGCGTCAAGTCGAACCCCTCACGCCAGCACATCACCCCGGATACACGTTGCTTTCCCAGAGCGAGGCGCATCCTTCTGGCTGGCGGCTCGGTTACAGACCATGGACAGAGAAGAGCGCCGCAAGATCCTCGGCGACGACGTCATCGCCCAGATTCACGCCCGCGTCGCCGAGGCACCCGAGCCGAGCGACGAATTGGTTGCCGAGCTCCGCCGGATCATGACGAACCCTGCCGGGCCGATCCCGAAGGCGAAGCCGACCAGCCTTCTCGGGCTAGAGCAGTAGCGCATAACGTTCCCTGAAGCGCTACGAGTTGACCAGGTGCGACTCTCGATAACATGCCATATCGCGGGCGAAAAAACGGTACAATTGGCCATGCCTCAAAACCCCTCAGACGAGCTGTTGGCTCGCCGTCGCGCTCGCCGCGATGCCGGGATAGGTCAGGTCACCTCCGTCAACATTCCGCAGACTGTCGCCGAGCTGGGCGGAGACTGCCTCTGCGGTCGGGGGCCCGCGCTCGGCACCTGTGTCGTCAGCGCCTCCCGCCTGCTGTTCCGCTCCTTCCAGGAGCTGCCAGCCGCCTACCACCTGGAGCACGTCACCGACTGGGCGTGCGTTGACTGCATTGCTGACGCCGCGCTGGACGTCGCCAACGGCGTGGTGCGCGAGCGCATGCGAGAGTCTGCTCGCCAGCGCGGCGAAGAAATGGATGCGTTGGTGCGACGTAACGAGATGCGCAAGGAGGCCGGTCTGCCTCTGGAGTGGATCGATCCCGGCGGCAACGAGTGGCCTGTAGGGAGCGGGCAGTGACGGACGACTCCACCGCCCTCGTCCCGCAGCAGCCGGACGCCACCCCCGCCGTCCGTGACGCTGCGACGCTCGCGGTCCTCGCCGCGATGGAGCAGGCAGCCGAACAGCACCTCGACGCCATCCGCCCCAACAACACGAAGCGCGGCTATGCCAACGACTGGAACCTCTGGACCGAGTTCCACGATTGGCTCGCCGAACAGACCGGCCACCCGCTCGCGTTGACCGACGTCACCAAGGGCACGCTTGTCGGGTTCGTCGTATGGCTCGACACCATCAAGCTCGCCGCGCCCACGTCAATCGACCGCAGGATCACCGGGGTCACCGTCACCGCGCGCGGCCTCGGCGTCGAAGTCCCCAAGGCCGCCACCGTCGCCGCGCGACAAGCCCTCAAGCCAATGAAGAACGACCCCGAACGCATGGCGCGCGGACGAGGCAAAGCCGCAGCGGTCACCCCCGAGCAACTGCGCCAGATGAACGCCGCCGTCGCCGACGGGCTCACCGGACTCCGCGACCGCGCCCTCTGGCTCATGGCCTTCGGCATCGCCGGACGCTCGGCCGAAGTCGCCGAGCTGCGAGCCGAAGCCATCGTCCACGTCAGCCAAGGACTCGAAGTCCACGTCCCCGCCGTGAAAGGACGCCCGCCCCGAGACGTCGTCGTCAGCTACGGCAAGAACGTCGACACCTGCCCCGTCCGCGCCTGGCTCAACTGGCGCGCCACCGCAGGCATCACCGCGGGGCCGGCCTTCCTCCCCGTGGACGTCTGGGGCCATCTCGGTGAGCACGCGCTCTCCCCGGAAGCCGTCCGCGAGATCATCACCCGCAACGCCGAACGCGCAGGCGTAGCCGTCCGATTGACTGGTCACAGCATGCGAGCCGGGTTCATCACTACGAGCCGCAAGGCAGGCAAGCGCGAGGAGAAGATCCGCGCTCAGTCCGGTCACGCAGAGAATAGCCCAGCCTTCTGGGGCTACATTCGCGAAGCCGACAAGTGGACCGACGCCGCATCGGAGGACATCGGACTGTGAACCCCGTCTGCACAGCGACGACCACGACTGGGCGCCCCTGCAAGGCGCAGGCCAGTCGCTGGCCGCACGGCTTGGAGGGCGACCCACAACTCTGTGGTCGGCACCTGCCCGTGAATCTGCGCGAAGTTCGGGACGTCGGCTTCGCCGAGTCGGAGCGCCACCACGTCGAACGGCTCGCTGCCCGTGATCCGGTCTGCTGGTCCTGGGAGATGGTGATCTCCGAGGGCGACGACGATCGCTCGGTCTTCAGGGCATGGCACGCTGGCCGGTGCGCTGTCTGCGGCTACTGCGACGTGCGCCTGGTGGACGACCACGACCATGACACCGGGCTGATACGCGGCATGCTCTGCCGAAGCTGCAACAGGCGCGAGCCGCACGACAACGGCCTCTTCCGGAAGTACCGCGAAAGGCCGCCAGCACAGATCCTCGGAATCCACCTGCGGTACTGGGACCCGTTCCACGGATGGGCTAGGCCGCGCGCCATCAACCCGAACCGCCTCGACAATCACCCGGCCTACCAGTTGGCCGCCAAGCTGGGGAGCGGCTGAGCAAGGACGAAGAGGAGAGCGCTTCGTGACCCTGGAGATCCGCGCCACCGACGACCCGCACCGCTTCGACCTCCACGAGGGCGACGACACCGACAGGATCAGTTGACGGACGAGTGGTCGCCGCCGACAGCCCGTGACAGGCCAGAGAAGAGCGCATCCCTCTCGCGTGGTTGTTCGGTCATTTCTGTAGACCCTTGTGCTGTGGTATTCAACGCAAGTTGACGCCTCCACAGAAGGAATGCCGATGCCCGCCCGTACCCGCGCCACGATCATTGCCATAGCTGCAGGCGCCATCGCCCTCGTCGTCGCTCTGCTACCCGTGTCCTTCACCACGATGACTGGCCCCGTTGGCGAACAGGCGGAAGCAACCATTCCCTGCGGGCCCGCACTCTCTGCTGCGTTCCACAGATTTCCCGGCTGCCAGGACGCCGCACCCCCCTATCTGATCGTGGCCGTCCTCGTCGCCGCTGCTGGCGCCATCTGGGCCGCTATCGAGGCCGCCAAGAAAGAGAAGTGACACCCACTGCGTGGAGAGTGGTTGTTGTTGCGGGAGACCTGCTGAGCACCTGCCCCAGACCGGGCGGGCGCTCGCGCCTCAGTTCCGCGGCTGCGCCAGCTCCCCGGGCTTCGTCTCGACGATCTCCACGTCGGTGCACCCTTCCGCTTCGAGCCGGCCCTTGCGCTCCTCGGCGCTGCCCCTGTCGTAGCTGACGGCGGCTGCGCGCGGGGTGCCGTCGGGGTCGGTCCAGGTGAGGCCGTAGTTCGTCATCGTGATCGCCATGGGGGCATTCTCGCTGGCGGGTCTGACAGCGCGGTTGACCTGCCCGGAGATTACTTCCAGCCGCCATCTATCGCGTGGCTGGTTTGTGGTGCATCGTTGATCGCGCAGGCTCCCCGATCCCCCCAGGTGAAGGCCCCTGCATCGGGTCCCGCCGCGTGCTGCGCGTCTGGCGGGGTCCGCCGCGCCTCCCGGCCCTCTCCACGGGAGGCTATGCGGCTGCCCGGCGTCGCAACGGCTACACGATGCGGCGTGAGCGCGGGTCGACCTTTCCCAACGTGCACATCCACACGAGTAAGTCGATCGTCGCAAAGCTCACCCGAAGCCCGAGGCGCATAAGTGTGATCGCGAGCCCAATCATGGTGTCCCCCTGTTGTCGTAGCGGCAGGACAGTACGCCCGCGCGCTGTGTTCGTGGGTGGCGATTCCAGAGAATCAATCGAATTGGGTCAGCCGTCGATGATCCACAGCGCGCTGTCCGGCGGGCACGCCGCGAGGCGGGTGTCGCACTGACCGTTGCTGTCGACGGCACGGCAGGCTGACCGCGTGGATGACCGCTATCACCTCACCCTGACCCTGTCTGGCCAGCCTGCGATGCAGGGCTGGTGGACGAGCGAGGCGACGGCCCGCCGCCAGTTCTCGTCGCGGGTCGGCGAGCGCGGCAGCATGCCCGGCGTCCGTATCACCCTCGTCGACGAGCTGGACGGCACCGTGTTGACGACTTGGCCGAAGGAGCCGTAGCCCTCTGCCATCCTGGCGGAAACGCAAGGAGGTCGCTGATGAGCCGCTGGGGAGAACTGATCCCGCACCGCGAGGACGACGACGGTTGTCTGTGCGGATGCCAGGACGACATCGTCACCGCCGAAGAGGACGCCCCGCCCGTCGACGAGTACCGCCTGTCGACGCGGCACCCCGTTGTCAGCGGCGACTCCTAGACTTGGACTCATTCATCAGCGCATGCTGGCTGCGTGAGCTGAGGCCGCCCCGGCGTGATGCACCGGGGCGGACTGCTGTCAGGAGGGTGTCGTGGTGAATTTCAGGACACTCGAAGAGCTCGCAGCCTGGCACATGCGGCAGGCCGACCCGCTCGCACACCCTCAACGTCGCGCGGCTGAACTCGGGGGGCACCAGGAGTTCGCGTACTTCCTACGCAGAATGATCGGCAACCGGGCCATCGCGGACCCCAGTCGACTCACTCTTGCTGGGGCACTGGAGGCCGACGGGCCGGGCCTGTGGTGCGAGCGGCACGGCTACCGCTGCATCTCCAGCTGGGGAAGCAGCAGCGTCATGGCGCAACGCGGCAGCGAACCGCCAGTCGCCGCGACCAGCGGGGACACTCTGGTGTGGGACGGAGAGCAGATCACTGTGCGGTATGCCGCACGGCCCTTTTGAGCCCCATCTCGACGTCGTACCGCCCGACCCCGGCCTGCTTCGCGAAGGCGGCGATGCCCTCGTGTACTGCCCGTGCCGTGTCCACAGTCAGCCGCCCGGCCTGGATCGCCTCCCAGGCGGAACGTTCCAGCGCGAGTAGATCGTCGGGGAATTCGATGGTTGCCACCGCAGGATCCTAAGCCGCCGTGATGTGGTCCCCGCGCCGCCGTTCCGCCGCATCAGCGATGGCCCACTCGGTGACGAGCGCCGCGTACTCCCGCCGCTCGGCATCCGTGAGCCGCATCGACGGGTGCGGCCACAGGGCCCGGATGCGCGCGTTCAACGCGGCAGCAGACCGCGCGGAACCCGGGACCGGGGGAGTGGGAGGCATGGTCAAATCCTAGAGCCAGCCTGTGACAGTGGTCAGCCCTCGGCGGGAGGCGGCTGGAACTGGTAGCGCTGGCCGCAGGACATGCATCGCGGACGGCCCGTGTAGCCGGTGACGGCTCCGTCCTTCGTCATGCAGACGGCGCCGTTGGGTGCCGTGTTGTCGCCGTTGAGGACGAACCAGGCCTCCCCGCATCCGCAGACTGCTCCGCCGTAGGCGGGCTGGGCAGCCTCGGGCCTACGCTCATCAAGGTTGATCGCGTTCATGTGACCAGACTCGACTACGTGGAGTGCCCCTTCAAAGGGGAACCGGTGAGCGAGTTACGACCCCGCAGGCGGCTGTCCCACATACGTGCCGCGTCCCTGCACCGTCCACACAGCCCGCTCCTCGGCGAGCACGGCGATCGCCCGCCGCACGGTGGACCGGGCCAGCCCGTACTCCTGCACCAGCCGGGTCTCCGACGCGATCGGCCGGCCTTCCACCCAGTCGCCGCGGGCGATCCGGGCCTTCAGGATCTCGGCGAGCTGCCGGTACGGGGTGACAGGGCCCTCGTGGTCAATCTCAGCATCGGGATCTACGGCCATGATCTCGACGCTAGGTAAGCCCCTACGCTGCGGCATCTCGGGATCCGGGTCGATCCGTATCGAGGCGGATCGAGACAGGGCGATACAAGTCGGGCTAGCCTGCAATTGCAAGAGCCTCCGAGGCCACGGCCCACGCAGCCCCGGAGGCAGCCGACGAACGGAGCGTCGACGTGGACGAGCGTAGAGACCCGCCACCCCAACCCGTAACCCGCCCGCCGGTCATAGTCTCCGGCGCCCGCCTCTCCCCGTTACAGCAGGCGTGGAGTGACTACGTCGACCACACGACCCGCTGCGACCACTGCCGGGACGTCGACCGCGACCGGTGCGAGACGTCCGAGGAGCTGTACCGGGCCTACCGGGCGCATGAGGATGCGGCCTGCCGCGGGGTCGCCGGCGCGTGACCGTGCGGATTGGGACACGAACCGCCCATGGCGGGACGGGCGCAGGGCGTCGAGGGTGCTGTCTGTCGGCGTTTGTGCAGGTTGCGATCCAGGCAAGGTCACGGCCGCGTAACGAGTTGTGTGCATGGTGTGCAGATATATGCGGCACACGCTCTTCCGAAACCGCTTCCCGTGATGTTGACTCTCGGTCAGCGGCAGTTCGGATTCAGCGATCGTTGCAGCTCAGCCGTGGAGGAGGTCGGTCACGTGTACCCGCAACTCATGAGCGACCAGCAGCAGGTGGCTGAGTTTCATCTCCGCCCCGCTCTCCATGCGCTGGATCGTGCTGCGGTCCAGGCCGGTGGTGTGGGCGAGGCTTTCCTGGGTCATGTTCTGGTAGAGCCGTCGGACCCGGATGCGGTCGCCGACGGCCTTGCGGGCGTCGATGATCCATCGAGGTTGCTCGTCGGGCACCCCGCCAACGCTTTACTGATCATGGTCGCAAGTCAGCAGCAGTTTTGCGGCGCTTTACGATCATGAAATAGCCTACCCCGGTCCCCGTCAGGACCGACGTCCGCCCTGCGCCCCATGGTCTACGTCGCAGGGCTAGCGATAGTGTCCGGAAATCGAAAACTTGTTCACTCGAAGGGGTGAACAACCCCTCCCACCTGCATCCGGTTGAACAGGTCGGGCACCAGCGTCACCACCCCCCACCTCAACATCCGCACCGCCAACGGGAGCCGGCACATGGAACGACAGATGATCCTCGACCTCTACGAGTGGGCCTCCGGAATCTGCTTCCGGCATCCCGAGCGAGGCGAAGTCCCCACGGCCGTGGTCGGCATCGTGCACCCCCGAGCGGACGGCGAGAAGGAAGTCCGCGGCTGCGAGGACTGCGTGATCGCTATCGAAGACACGCGGCGGGAGTCCGCGGCACGCTCGGGGAGCGAGTACGTACCGGGAGGCGCCTGCGAGACGCACCACTAGGCCTTCTCGCAGGTCGCATGACCTCGGCGAGGCGGGCGCGCGGGGAGAATCTGGGGAGGATATGCCGTGGGGAGCGGCCGGGGAGACCCGGTCGAACCGACTCCGTCACCACCCGTCTCAACTCGTCACCACCCGTCTCCACAGGTCAGGGCAGTTCACCGAAGATCCCACTGAAGCGCTGCAGGTGGAAGGCGACCGGGCGACAGAACCCGGCGTACAGCCCGACTCGTCTGCCGCTTACCTCCCTGACCTGCAAGGGAGGCTCAGATTCCTTGATCCAGATCTTCGCTGGGGAGAATCTGGGGAGAATCAGAACCGGGGGAGATCTCAACAGTCTCGTCGGCCTCAACGGCTCGGGTCCCGCCCCCACCTGGGGACATCCACGAGCCGAGCGCAGCCAGCGCCCGCTTCCCGGACTTCGGCATGAAGTGCACGTAAGTCCTCAGC